TACCAATTATTGGCTTCAGGTTTGTCTTGAACCTCTTCACTCGGCAATACTTGCACTACTTAAGAATATTCCGCAAGATGGAACATTTAATCAGATCTCGCCTGTCAAACGTTTAGTTGATACGGTTGAGCCTGGTCAAGTTTTCTATTCTTTCGATCTTAGTTCAGCTACGGATAGGTTACCTATAGTAGTCCAATCGCAGATTTTGAATATACTTATCCCTGGAATGGGAACATCTTGGATGAATCTTTTAGGTTCACTAAGATGGCAATGGAAACCTCTTCATGAGAAGTCTCCATTGAAAGAAATTCAATATGCAGTTGGTCAACCTATGGGTGCGTATTCGAGTTGGGCTATGTTAGCCCTGACGCACCATATAATTGTTCAGTGTGCTGCTTTAAACGTAGGTAAACCAAATTTCAGAGCTTATGCAGTTCTCGGTGATGACGTTGTTATCGCCGACGACCTTGTAGCAAGTGAATATTTACTTTTAATGAAAATGCTTGGTGTAGACATCAACTTAACGAAATCACTTCAGTCTAAAAACTTTTGTGAATTTGCTAAAAGATGGATAGGACCTAATGGTCTAGATCTATCTCCAATCGGTCCAGGATTAATCCTGAGAACGGTGAGAACTAGATCTTTCCTAGCAAGTTTATTATCGTCAATGTGGGATCTTGGTCTTATCCAAAATTTACAAGCGACACTAGCAAGAGTTTCGCTTCTGCCCGAGAAATATCGAGGACAGAAGTGGAACTCCTTATGGGCTGCTTTCGGACTAAATTCTTTCGTATTGAAAGGGAGCCAAGATGGAGCACTTACCTATGCAAATGCCCTGGCTTGGTGCTTCTCCCTATCAGAAAGAACTGCGTCTTCTGCTTCGTTCCTTATTAAGTCTGCATTAGTGCAGACCATAATTTGGGACAAAGCGAAAGCACAGAGCAACCTTGACGCAAACGTCGTGTACTTCATGAAAAATTACATGAGTACCCTCGTTGGTAAAGGTTGGCCCAACAGAATGCTAGAATTCCTGCTTAAGATTTTCTCTCCAGGAATATGGGCCTACTGGTTCAACTTTGTTGAACAACAAATTGCTTTGGATAGCGCACTGGGCGCTGTATCCGGTGACTATTCATGGCAAGGGCTTCAGAAACTGG